TGAAATCATAAAGGCCCGCGAAACCCCAGTACCGGCTGCTGATAAAGCAACCAAAAAGCTTAAGGCCGATCTATTGGAGGACGATGATTTTTTTGGCAAGGCCCGTCAGCGATTAAGTGCCTGAACGGGCGTAACAGCTTAAATTTCGCGGAGCTGCAAAGCCGGTTAAACTACCTGTACCACAACTGCTGCAGCACCGATACGATCAACCTGAGCATTGATGATGCGCCCGAAGAGTTTCAGGGATACATTGATGACCTGATCAACCGGATCCACAAGGTGGGAGCAGCGCCTGACGCAGATCCTAACCTGGTGCGGGCTTATGGCAAAAAGCTTGAATCAGGCGTCATTAAAGGTTATGGTAAAAAGCTTTCAGATGTAGACTGGGATACGCCGGACTATCATACCATCACAGCACTGCAAAACAATGTGTGGCAATTCAGCGCGGCCAAAACTTATACCCAATTAAAGGATATGAGCGCCGCCCTGGTCGATGCGAACGGTAAGGTCAGGAGCCTTCAGGAGTTCAGGATAGAAGCGCGCAACATATCAGGGCAGCAGCTTAACTGGCTTGGCACCGAATATCAAACCGCTATTGCGAGCGGACAGATGGCCGGTAAGTGGATAACCATCCAGGAGCAAAAGGAAACATTCCCTTTTCTGGAATTTGATGCCATTGTTGATGATCACAGCTCGAACATTTGCCCGCCGCTTAACAAGGCCATAAAACGCGTTGATGATCCGTTCTGGAAAAAGTATTACCCGCCTAATCACTTCAATTGCCGCAGTACGGTGAGACAGCTTAGGGACGCGAAAGAAACGCCGGATAAAGACATCGTTTACCCCGAAAAGATGGGAGCTATATTCGAGAACAATGTCGGCATTACCGGTATGGTTTTCCCGCCTGATCATGCTTATTACGTAGATGCTCCGCCGCACGTGATCAATAATGCTACGCTTTACATGCCGGTTAAGGATCAGTATATCACAGCGTACAAATCCGCTGACGGTACCGAGCTTGCCGTTAACCGCAAAACAGCCATTGAAAAAGCGCCGGATCTGAATGACCTGATCAAAGTAGGTAAGGTTTTAACAGATAAAGGCCTAACCGTTGACATCCTGCCCGGCATCCATGCGAGTGAAACAGATCTGCGTAAAGTGCTACTGCCTGGCGTACCGGAAGGTAAGAACCCGGATCTAATAATCAATGGTGAGGGTTATGCCGATGTTAAGAAGCCTGAGACACCGATAACGTTCCGAAAGCTGCAAAGGAATATAGCAAACGGCACCAAGCAGGCTGACAGGGTAATCGTATTGCTTGACGAGGAATATGATATCGAATTATTGAAGCAGGCCGCAGACGACAGGTTTAAGGCATTGGACGGCATCAACGAGATTGGCTTTGTTACGCAGGATGGGGAATACATCGAATACAAAAGGCCTAAAAATGAGTAAAGCAGCAGAAAATAAATCCTGCTGCCTTACTACGGCGAGGTACGCAGCCCCGCCATCACAAATGTACAATTAATTATTTAATAATCAAATAATGAGCGCAGAGCAGGTATCAGCAGTATTCGCCAGGATAGAAATGGAGCTTAACCGGGTAATTGAAGTGCTGCCGACTATTGTGGGAAACGAGGCGGTTAACTACAGCCTTGATGCTTTTAAAAATCAAGCATGGGAAGGTGCTGCCTGGCAAAAGCGAAATGACAAAAAGGATGCTTCCCGAAACCTGCTCGTTAAGTCATCCAGGTTGAGGCGCAGCATCAGGATCATTCGGACTACAGCGGATTCTGTAACTATTGGCTCTGACGTACCCTACGCGGCTGTACATAATAATGGAGGGCAGATCACCAGGGCTGCACGCTCCGAAACGTTTGTTCGCAACCGGTACACTCACGGCCCTAAAAGCAAGTATTTCGGGGGGCAGGGTGCATATAAAAAGGGGACAACACCCGGTCAGGGGCTAAGATTTAAGGCATATAGTTTCAATATGCCTAAACGCCAGTTCCTGGGCAATACAGTCGCCTTTGCACGGACCATGCGAAAAGTGGTTCGTGATGAATTTGAAAAAGCAATTAAACACCTCACGTAATATGAAAACGACATTTTTAACAACCAGGAACCTGATCAGCGAGATTCCGTCGATCTCCTGGGTAGATAAGGACAAGGGGCAGCTTGAAAACTATGATAGTATGCCGCCGATCCCGCCAAACAGCGTATTGATCACCGTCAACATAAATCGCACACAGGAGATAGGTGACGGTCGTAAAATTTGGTTTGTAAGCATTATAGTCCGGTTTTATGCTGATGTGGTTAAATCAGAAACCAGTAATAAAGCCCCTGATGAAGCCGTAGAGCGAAGCCTTAAATATTATGATGATGTCGAGTCGATCTATGAGAAGCTCCAGGACTATACCGATGACGAGCTTGATACGTTCAACATGCAAAGCGCTGCCGAGGAAAGCAGGCGAGACGGTTTGACGGTAATGCGTTTTGTATTTAATACCAGCTTTGTGAGATTGATCGCCTGATTAGCTTGCCTGGGCGAAAAGACTGAGTTGAGTCTCCTGGTATTCTGATGGTTTCATGCTTTTATAATACATGAGCGTCCGGTAACTGATGTGGATATTATGTTCAGGCAGTTTTTTGGCAACGATGCGCGTGTCCGGGATATCAGTCTCTTTTAAAGACTGATAAACGCTCAGGACATGCGCTATTTTTTTCTTATGATTTCTGCTGTTGTAGGCCACTGATACAAAAGTAAAACAGCCGTTTTACTTTATTGGAGACACTATTTGTGCAGTATACCTGGCTTGATAAGTATACATAGGTTTACCAGCTTCATGAAGGGACTTGCATCCATCACATTGATAAACACATATTTTAGGATTATTATCGTCAATTATTAAATTACCTCCGCACTCCGGGCATTTTTGTACTTGTTGATTCATGGGCACAAATTATAAAATAATTAAAAGCAAAAGCCCCTTTCGGGGCCGTTTAATTGACATTTGGTAGCGGGTATTTCACAAACAGATATTTTATGTTCTTACTATCTGTAAGGTTTAAATTATGGTCATCAACCGAATTGATGATATAAGTTTCCTTGATATCCATTACCTCCACTTTAAGGTAACGCTGGCCGTTAATCTTGATATCGGTAAATCTCCCTCCATCGCCCCGGCCATCAGTATTGACTATAGTAAATTGAAGGGCACCATTATTATAAACCCACACGCCGTAAAGGTCATTTTTAACAGGTCGAACATCCTGCATTTTGGTACAGCCCGTCATTGCGGCCATGATCAGTAATATGATAAGTTTGGTTTTCATTTTAATACGATTTAAAGTTAAATATTTTTTGATGTATTATAGTAGCATGGAATAACATTGCCGGGAACGTAAAGTGGATGACCAGGTGTGCCATCTTTGTTTATTACTAAAGCATTGGCATCCGGGAACATTTCAATAACTTGTTGATCTCTCCCGTTGACTTTAAAACCTCCCCATGCGAATATTATCTTACTTGCACTTTCAGCTATCGCTTTCAAATAAATGTCGTTTTCACCTACAGGATCTGTGCACGTTAAAAGTGCAGCAGGATCGGTGCTGATCCATGCGAACAGATTAAGCATATATACGCCTCCATATCCCCAGTCGTACGCAAACTTTTGAACTCGCCTTATAGTAGGATCATCAGAAATCTCATTTGCCGTAGATGGGTTTAACCCGATAAACATAACCATTGGCTTAGCATGATCCCAGATCCTGAAAAGTACATACCTGTATTTTCTGCATTCACTGAACACAGCGCCTTTACCATTAAATAGATCACTCATTACTTATCTCCCTATACCAATCAGTAACAGCCCCAAACCTGTCACGTTTCGGCTTTAATCCCAGCCCCCTTAAATGCTTCCAGTAATCTTTCCTATCATCGTCGTTCAGTTTATCTTCAAATGTTTTGCTCCATTGATCGGGATAAAGCGATGCCGGGCCTGCTACGATCTCTGCCTTTAATTCATTGTAATACTTTACCAGGTTTCCAATTGAATGTTTGCCTTTAAAAAGGAAGTTGTCTGATTTAAAGTAGGCTTCCATCATTTCCTCATCGACATTTACCTTCTTGATCATGCCTGATTCCCTGGGGCTAACTGTATACTTTATATGTTTGTATTTTTCGTACAACCTACAGAATATCGCAATTTTCGTATTATTGGTCATTGATTTTGACACTGACAAACCAAGCGCCGTTAAAGCCTCAACATCGGATTCAAATTGCGTGATGATTGATAATAACCCTGTAAATTGAATGGCGTTTAAAGGCTCTTTAATTGCGAATAAAATACAGGTTAAAAGGCTGTCTGTATACTGCAATTCAATATGCCCGCTCATTCTCGGGCTTGTTAAAGTGTAGCTGTTCATTTCTTGCGTTTTTTCTTTTTGGGTGTAAAATTGGTTCCTTTGGCCCGGCGCTTCCTTTGTCCTTCAGACATCCCAATTGATCTGTAATGAATGGGCTGCTTGTTATTGAAGCTTTCATCGTTATCTATAAGATCGGCCACATGTTTAGCTTCGTTCATTGACATGCCGTGTAGTTCTTTAAATGCTTGTTCTGAATACATATGTTATTTGTTTAAGGATCTCAGGTAATCTGGGTATACTTTGGTTTCGAATATGGTTACCATCACATTTAGCTCCTGTGGGGTAAGCTGCATAAGTGGTTTTCGGTATTTCTGCTTAAGTAGCCATCCATCCAGTGCAAGCCTGATCTGTTCAATAGTATCCCCCCATTTCATCAGGCTTGCTATGCCGATCAGCTTTTTACGTTGCTGATCTCCGGGAGGCACCCTATTGTAAGGATCAAGTCTGGTCATTAGCTGCGCGAACTCCTGATCAGTTAAACTGCTTAAACTATCAGTCCGGTTATCGGTAAAATCTTTAACTACATCCTTATAGTTAAGATCATTCTTTGCCATAATGGAAAAGAACTGTTTGTAATTGCGCGCCATAGCTTAATACCTGAAGTTTGTCCAGTGAATGATCTTGCGCACCATGTAGTGATCAGGCTGCTTAGCCAGTTCAGGATACCACCATTTTTTAAACTCGTACAATGACAGGAACCCATCGTTAACGGCGAGCTGTTCCTGCTCAGCTTCGGCAAGCTTCCGCTGGCCGATCTTCATCACCAGGACACTTAAGCCGCCCTCATCGTCTTTTTCAAGCAGCATAATAATCCGCTGAGTTGATATACATGGCGTCTCATTAAAGCACCTGTAGTATTTGGTGCGCACACCAGTCGCTTGGTGCATCATCATGCCCGGCTTCCAGCGGTCATGTGCATCTTCCCTGATCGTGTGGATCTTAGTTCCTGCTTTGATCGGGGCTTCGAATTGTTTTTTGAATCCTATTACCATTGTTTTATGTTTTAATCTTCATAATCAGGGTTATCAAATGAAATCGCTACAAATACGCTCAGATCGCTGTCATACCTATCATTATAGTATTCCTTTTCATCATCTGTAGCATCGTCATTCATTAAGTGAACATCGAAGTCTGAGTAGATCCCTTCAGATGCATCTTCGCCAGTGGATTCATGTGCACATTTTCTATGATCCCAAATTGCTACCTGCATATCGTCACTGCCTGGCAGCTCTTTTAGCTTTGTTATTAATTCTCCTTTTGTCATTTTATGTGAATTTTAACCAGTCGTTTTCTTTAACTATTGTTGTTTGAAACGGGAACCTGTCTTTAGGCACAAGCTCTATCATTTCCATAAGGCCCTTTGATCCGGTGAACACTATGTGATAGTTGTCATTAATGGATATCTGCAAATGCAGGCAGTTGGTGCCGGGCTGCTGAATACTGTCTGTTACTTTGTAGTCATGAACCGTTATCTCACGGTTTAGTAACCTGTCTGTTTTTATCTTATCTCCTTTAAAGCTTTGTTTTGTGGTGTTTATGTTGAAGTCGCTGAACTTGTTCATGAGGTAGTAGTTTTTTAAGTAGATTTAGGCTATTGCAGTGCTTTGCCCATCCGTAGTAAGCGGCTATTGACGCAGGCCGGGGGGTGCGTGCTATCATTCGGGCAAAGTTCTGTTTGATTGTTTTTCTTAAGCGTATGTGTGTATGGTAGAAAACATATCCTACAAAGTCGATCCCTTCTTTAACCTGGAATACCCTGTAGTTACGTTTTAAGGTTAGTTTCAAATTATCATGCAGGTAAAGCTCTATTCGGTGACGTAAAGCATGCAGGTAAGGCTTACTGCTGTGAAGTATAACTATATCATCCGCATACCTGAAATAGTTCCTTACAAGGATTTGCTCTTTCAGGTAATGATCAAACGGGGTCAAGTAAAGGTTAGCGAAATAAGCGCTCAGGTAGTTGCCGATGGGCAGGCCTGGCGCACTGTCAATGATATCATCAAGCAGCCTCAGCAGATCCGCATCTTTGATCTTTCTCCTGATGATCTGTTTTAAGATGTTATGATCAATGGTTGGATAAAACTTTTGGATATCAAGTTTAAGGCAGTAGGTTGTACCTTCAATATCCTGTAGTGCTGTGACAACATCATTAGCAGCGCCGTGAATGCCTCTCCCTTTAATGCTGCTATAGGTTTGGGCTATAAACATCGAATTGAATACCGGCTCTAAATGCAGCATGATAGCATGGTGAACTATCCTGTCACGGTATGGGAGTATCGATATTTCCCGTTCTTTAGGTTCATAGATGGTTTTCTTTTGATAAGATGATGTAGTGTAGGTTTTATTAACCAGGTCGTGATAAAGAACTATAATATTAGCATCCCTGTTTTTGTCCCAGTCCCTGATACCTGGTTGACGTGCTTTGCCTTTACGGGCTATACTATCCGCTAATTGCAGGTTTTCAATACTGATGATCTTGTAAAAAAGGTTGCCTATGCGTTTCATGTTAAGCCTTTGCTTTGTAGGTCGTTTTCCCTTTCGGTACCAACGCCCTTAAGTTTATTTGTTGTTTTTCGCCATGTTGGCGGGGCCTGCGCTGCTTAAGATCTTGTTTGCAAATGTGGGCACCGAGGTTCGTGTTCGTGTTCGTGTTGTTCGTGTTCGAGTAGACGAACGCACCAAGCGAAGGGACTCCGGCAATCGCAGCGCACAGCCTTACGATCATTATGCTATTCTATGCAGATCATTGATCAGGTCAATGTATTTACTGCCAAATTCGGCCGCGGTTTCGTATTCCGGGAACCAAAAGCGGGCACCGAGGTACGCGACCGTGTTCGTGTAGCGCGTAGACGAACGCACCAAGCGAAGGACTGAACTTTAACCAGGGTGTATACTTCCATTGGCTTGCATTGGCGAAATCGGCTTTCCATTTGCCAACAGTCGCCTTATGTAGTATTTCAAGCTTATAATCGGCTATGTGACGCTTGGCAGTGATATCAGATAAGCCTTCAATATTAGGAAGGAACTTAGGATCTGTGCCTGTCACATTGCAGGCGGCTTCGAAAGATTCGGGTACTTTGTACATGTTGATATTATTTTGAAGGGTTTAAAAATTCGTTCCAGATGTCAATAAATTGTTTACCTATGTATGTAGCATAGTCGTCGTTTTCCGTGCAAAGGCGGGCACCGAGGCACGTGTACGCGTACGTGTAGTACGTGAACGAGTAGACGAACGCACCAAGCGAAGGGACCCCGGCAAAAAATGGCTCATATTTCCACTGATCCTTATTCCCATAATCAGGGATCCATTTTTCATTAAAATCATCCCCAGTGCGTTTATTGAATGCTTCAAAGATGACAGCGAGCTTAAAAGCCGCGTTTGCCAATCGCTCAGCTGGCTTCTCAGGAAATTTGTAGGGCATATTATCTGTCCTGATCCGTTCTGCATCTGCTACGTCTTCCCATGTTTTGAAAATCTCGCATGGATCAGGGTTAGTAATCTGCTTTCCGAATAATGTACCAAGCATAACCCTGGTTGTGCCTTCGGCCTGATTATAGGCGGCAATGGCGTTTTCTCTGTTGATTGTTATTGTATTCATTATTTATTAATTTGCTTTTAGTGGATAACTGATAAGCCGAGTGGCTGCGACAATTCGAACTCAAGGCGGGCTCCTTTGCTATCCCGCCAGTCCTGGATCAGGGCGATGGTGCCAGATGATGCCACGAGGATTACAGCAATGCGCATGGCTTTATCCCAGTCTTCAGTCTCTGTAATGAAGTCGCAGGGATTAATGACGAAATAGCCTTCTGCTTCAAGTTCTGCCTGTTTAAGCTTGAATTTTGCGAACACCTCCCCGTAAGGCAGGCCTGTAACCTTTCCGGCAACGTAGGCAACCGGTAGCTTTTGATTGTTTGATGCCAGGTGCGTTGCTACCTGGATAAGGGTCTGTATCATTGATTTTTATTAAAGCGTAAGTTTTTGGGCAAGCAGTTGAGTTTTTACCATTTCAACCTGTGTTTTACCAAGTTCTATCAGGCTCTTTAACTGGTCGTTGATAGCATTGGCCTGAGGAATGTATGCCGGGTCTTTTTTAACCTTGGCGATGTTCTCCATGATCAGGTCTCCCAGGGCTTTTGCATTTTGCCCAATGACTGATGAATCCAATTGCATACCCGCAGGCGCAGTAGTTGTTATACCTACGTTCATTTCAACCGGTATAAATTTTTTGATTTCATCTTGAAAGGATTCATTCACTATTGGCAGATTTACCTTGTCAGTGTGAATCGTGATTACTTTGTCTGTAGCCCTATAGCTTTCAACCTTTACGAGGTTCTTTCCATATCTGAAAAAGTTCCCTAACATGGGTTTAACTTTCTCTTCGATCTCTAATTTTGTCATGTTCTTTTATTGCTCTTTTTAATAGTAATTGATTACGTTTTAATTCGATAAGCTCAGGGTGTTTTAAAAGCTCCTCCTTAAGCTCAAGGTCAACCTTTCTTGATTTTGTGGCGAGATAGTGGGCGACTGTTGTATCTGTAAGATTGATAGTCCCGCTATTCCGAAGCACGTTTTCAGCCATTGATAGTAATTCCAGGTTGCTGATATCACAATTCAGGCTATTCTTGTCCCGGAATGCTATTATATGCTTGGCTGGTATTTTACCGTGGTGCTGCTCCCATACATACCGTTGAAGTAATTCCCACTTACCTAAGCTTACCCTGATGTATTGGTAAGGGATGCCTGACTTATCTTTTCTGATCGATATTTCGAAATCAGATCTGGTATTATGGGGGGTACTTCCTTTCTTAAATCTTGTGCCGGTAGTTCTGGCAATTGCCTCAGGTGTCATGAACTCTGTTTGCTTCTTTCCTTTGTTCATCGGTGTAGCACCCTGCTTATAGCGGCTTTCTTTTTTTCGGGCCTCAACCAAATCAGCGGGTATGCTTAATCCCATCGCCTTTAACCTGCCGTCCACACCGGTAAAGCTTCTTCCAGGAAGAAATTTTTCTACCAGTGTTTTTACCGGATAGTTCAGGTATTCGCGCCTGATGATATCATCCTCCTGCTGTGTGAAACTCGTTCTGCCGGTCATTGCGGTCGTTTTGAATAGCGCCCGTACTTCTTTTGGTACATGGATACCGTTCGTTTTAAAGAATCGCTGTACAACCGATTTACTGCATCCAAACAGCAGTGCCATTTTACTACAGCTCACTGCCAGGCAGTTTTCCCGTATGAAAGCTTTATTCTCTTCTGTTAATACTGGCTTTGGCATTATTAATTAATTGTATCTATGCTTGTTATTTCCGAATGGTTCTCAAGGCGATCGTAAACGCCCTGTTGGTTATTCATGCAGATGCTCAGGTATATCCAGGTGATGAGCAGCGCAATGATCACGGCTATAAGCCAAAATGTATTTTGCTTCATTTCTCAATGTCTCCTTTCGATAGTTCATTCATTGCTCTGGCAAGGGTTATTACAAGAGCGATGACCACAAGGGCAACGCCGCCGAAGTATAGGAACCTTCCTGTTTTTGCTATACCGAACAAGGCTATCATTGCACCGATCATGGTTAGTGCTATTACCGGAACTTTGATATGTTTAGCTTTCATTTTCATAATTGGTAAGGTTTAAGAAGCAGGCCGGGGTAAACCCGGCGCTGATCAGATGGATGAAAAATTTAATTGAATGTCCTGATATTGGTTGTTTGCCCCTTTTACCCACACCCTGAAATACTCTTTGCTTTCGGGGCGGCGAATAGCCCGTTTAATGAGCGCCATTGCCTCAGTGTATCGCGGATCATCTACACGGCTTTCGTATTTCGAAAGACCGAGTACCCGCTTGGTATCCATCTTGCCGCGACTGGTCTCAAACGCGCCCATGATCCATTCCTTAATGAAGTCTTTCGCCCCTTGAAGGCCGTCTTCCAGGATCTCGTCAAGCTTTTGCTTTGCAAGGTCTATCAGGTTATCATCGAAGGTGATCGGCTGGCCGATAGACACCTCAACCTTGATGCTCCTGTCAAAGTTGTATATGGTATTGCCCCCTTTGCCCTTGCCTTTTGGCTTGCCGTTGTTTTCAACCAAAAAGGCCTGGTAAAGCTCTTTAGCTGTTTTTTCTACCCGTTCTTTAAATTCAGTCAACTGTTTATTTATAACAATTGCCTGCTTAGCTATAACACCGGCATGTTTTTCGCATTGCTTTTCGTAAGGGGTAAGGCGTTTAACATCAACTTTTTTTCCCTCTTCATCCAGCCAAAAGCCGTCCTTAATTGTTTGTGTTCTGATCTGTAGCTCTTTCATATTTTGATTATTGTTTTATGCTAATAGTTTGTTAAGTTCCTTCAGATGCATGTTGATGAAGTTCATCTCATATCCCCATTTCTCCCCGAGGTACCTGCTTTCAAAAAATGTGTAATAGATTTTAGCCTGTAATTCGGTGAGCGACAGGTTCCATCCAACTTTGTTATAGGCACTTCCTTTTATGCCTTCGCTCTTTTTGATCCTTGCATTTAATTTGATTTTAATTGGCATTAAAAGATCATGCACAAGGCTGTTTTTAATGTCAGCAGGCTTGTCATTCAGCAAATGGTTGAAAAGATTATTTAAAGCCTCAAATTGTTCCCTGTTACATTTTAAAATGATCATGATATTACCCTTTCCAGTTTTTTTATATTGTAAATCGTATCGTCGTATTTTGCCCTGAACTTGCCGTCTGTGATTAGCATCTCGTGAACCCTTGTGCCGGCATACACTACCGTTGTATGATCTCTTTTGAAGTAATCCGCTATCTGATGAAGTGTAATACCTGGGATTAATAACCTCATCAGGTGCATGGCGCAATGCCTTGCCTCAGCGTATTCGTGTTTTCTGCATGTTCCCAATATGTTCACAGCAGATACCTTGTAAAACCTGCTGGTCATATCAATGATGTTGGCTTTAGTTATTGTCGTTTTTGGCCTGAATGGTATTTTAACCAGTTGGTATGTTACCGGCATGCAGTACCTCATACATTTTCCTCCTCTAAATCGGCCATTATCTTGCCGCAGTCTAAATAGAATTTTGTTATCAGTTCGTTATCCCCTAAAAGTTCCGTTGCACGTTTAAGGGCTTTGTGCGTGTGCTTGCGGGATATGTCCAGTGACGCCGCTATAGCTGTATTCTTATATCCCTGCTCTTCCATAAGCAAAATGGCTACGTAACGGGCATAGGTATAGTAGTGAGGCATCTTCCGGCTCAACTGGTCAACCCTAACGCCGGTAACCGCTTTTACTAAGTCTATGATCTCCGCTATCATCATTATATCATCCTCATTATTTGTGCGTATCTCCTCATGAAATTGTCGTCATTCAGCAGGCGCTCGTGATCATGGATAAGCAGGTACTCTTTGGTGATATACCAGGGATCATACTTGAAATCGTAAGCCATAGGCAGAAATTCAGTCTCATTTCGAAGGTTCCACTCGTTATTAAAAAAGCCCCTGAAAACAGGAGAATATTCAACCTCAATCTTTACCCTGGGCCAGTCTTTACATAGCTCTGCCACGAGTTTTTGATAGATAGCAAACTGATGCTCACAATATTTATCGCGGCTCCAACCGAATAGCTGGCATACCTCATTAAGCTGATCATCATTATCGATCCTTACCTGGGCGATATGTGTTTTTGGGGCGTTGAATATTTTAAACCGGGTGCTCATACTGCTTTATTTAATGGCTGCTGCCCGTGGTACAGGTCAGCGCCTTCTTTCCATACTACTTTTTGACCTCCGTTAGGGCCGATGTACCGGCCTTTACTGAAGGCTACGTGTCCTTCCACGTAAATTTTTAGATCGGCATCGTACATCACTGATTCTGCCGATGCGCCTTTTGGGTTCTTTCCGGTTGCCTGGCTCACGAAAATGATGAGCTTGTCCGGGTGCTTTTCTTTAAAAAGCAGGTATTTATCGTAATTGAGACGGGTATACTGGAAGCTGTCAACTACCCAGAAATCCGGGCTTTTAGGCTGCGACATCCTGTAGCTCATTTCGGATATTGATTCCTTTAGTACTACCATCTGTTTTTTTACCAGTATCATGTTTGACCGGTTGATCGCGTTTTGAAACGTCTTCCGGCCTGCCTCTTCAAGGCTGTTGTAAGCCAGCCTGCCAAACCGGCAAAGCTCCTTGCACAGTTCCATTACGAATGTTGTTTTACCACTGCCCGAACTGCCCCATATAAACCATACGCCGCACATTTCAGGATGCTCAAACGCCTCATACCATTCACCCTCAAACTCGAAACACCTGAACTTTTGCTTTATAATGTTGTTAATGGATTGGGCTTTCTTCATTTAGGCGGCGTTAAGGATCAATAATGTTTTCGCCTTTCGTAAGCCCCCGATGTTCATCGCTTCATCATCGTCGGTATCATCTGTAGCGATACACTTATTGACGATCTTTTTCATCAGGGCCTTATCCTTCATGTTGATGCTCAGCACATGGGTAACAAGCTTGGTATAAAATGCTATCCGTTCCTGCCTGTTTGTAGGGGCGACCTTCATGAACTTATTGCCGTAGCGGTTGAAAAACTCCCGGTAGCCTGGCACATCGTTCTTGATGCCGCGCTCAATAGCCTTTTTAAAGCCTTCAGCACCCATCATGTACCATCCGCAAATACCATTTGCAGTTGCGTTCCATAGTTCCTGCAATAGCTGCACAATTGCCTTGTTAACAAAGCCACCCTCGTCTATGATGATCATTGGCCTATCAAGTACACCTAAGCAGTATTTGATCCGCTGGATCACTTTAAAGAGCCTGTCCTTGTACTCTACACCAATAGCTTTTGCAAGTGTCCTCACAAAGGCATCCTTTGTGCCGCACTGGCTCAGGTCTATGTAAAAGCAATTGTTGAGTGTTTTGCTCAGGTGCTTACCTGTGAAGCTTTTACCGATACCGCAATCATCTACTATGATCATGGCCTGGCCGTTCTCTTTACAAAAATTAATGTCGTTGCTGATAGCCTGGTATACCTCAGTTTCGGCCTTGATGAACTCAAAGCCGGTATTGCTTACGTCAAGATCCTGACCGATGGTGATCCACTGGTCATTACTTAAAAGCTTTTCAATTTCACCGTTCTTTAGTCTGCTCCATACCGAGCCATGGATGCCCCATTGTTTGGCGAAGGCTGCGTCTGATCCGCCATAAAGCTTGCGCATGTCCTTCAGCGCCGCTACTACCTTGTTTTTAAAGTCATCAGTTAGTTTCATATCAATTGGGTGTTAATTGTTAAAATCTGCTTGCTGTATCCAGTTTATATCCTGTTTTTCTCTCTGGCACCTCTGTGTCATCCGGTATCGATCCGGCAATCTCTCTGGCTGGTTCCGGTGATGGTGTGTATTTTTTGACGCCGATCTTAAACCTTGTCGATTGCTCTACCGGCCTTTCAATGATGGTAATCCGTTCAATTTCAGCAGCATTCCTGCGTATGTAGCCCTGAACAGTGGCGCTGTATGCGCTTTGCAGCGTACGGTTAGCCCTGTCCTCGTCTGTTTGCTCAAGTGTGGCCCTGTTGTATTCCAGATCGCCTAAAAGATCACAGATCAGCGTGCCCTGCATGTCATACACCAGTGATTTGAGTACATCGCCCTGGCTATCTTCCATCCAGTAGACCGCCACTTCGTGACCTTCAATCTTTTTCATCACATTGATCAGGGTTTCGCCCAGGGCTACCTTGCCGTCAAAGCCAACTACACGGGCTTTTCCCTGCAACATGATCCGGCCTGCCTTCATGCTTGATTTTGTTCGTGTGCCCAGGTATGGCAGGATGCCTGCCCAGTTGGTAGGCACAAGCTGCGGGTGCTGCTTATCTAAAAACACATCCCAACGGGTCATGCCCGGGTGTAACTCCTGGTTACTGTGCAGTGTATTGTTCCAGGTTTCGATATCCCTTAAACAGCCTTCAATAATTTCATTTTTAGGGATCAGATCCTTACCTCCGCTATGTGCCTGGTTGCTTTCTGACAAGGCGAACGGTCGGGCAAGCCAGGCGCGGCGAAGTTTTTCAAGTCCATACCTTAATTTCCGGTAATAGCTTTCAATCTTTTTTCCACGGGCGTTATTGGCCTCGATACGCACACGCTGAAACATAGCGCCATTTTCAAGGAATGTGTTAACGAATGAGCTGTTAAGCGATAGCTCACCTTCAAGCTCGTAGGGAAGAGGCAAGCCCCATTCTGTGTAGTTACGTACAAGCTGCTTGTAAAAATCAATGATGATACCTTCTTTGGTTTCACCATAAACCCAACAAGTGAAAGCTTCGCTGCCCAGGTCAATAGCATTATAAAACCACATCCTTTTACCTGCTGCGTATTCGAAAGGGGGCTGTCTGTCATCCACACTGATCAGGCTGCCTGCGTATTCAGGTTGCTTCAATTTGTGATAAGGCTCGTAAATGCCTTTGAATTTCTGGCGGTCACCACTCCTGATACTATGGGTAGCGATCCTGTTTTCCCAAAGTTCCTGATAGCTGTATACGGTACCTTCAGAGGCAGGCCTGAAGCATTCTGCTTTGTGATCATATATTTCGCCTGTCTCATTATTGATAATGTCGGCCTGTCCGGCAAGGAACTGGTTGTATTTGACTGAAACCTCGAAATAGGTAGGCTTGTGGTTTTTTTGACCTGCATAGATCTCTTTCCAGATCTTGATCATTTCAGGTGTTACAATCTGGGCGTTGTTATTATTGTTACGGCCGTCGATCAGGCTGTCGTAACCATGCCTGATATAGGCATTAAGCTTGCGCGAAAGGCTGCGCTCGTTATTTGGAAGGGTATGCTGCGTATTGTGGGTTGCTTTTAAGTAATTATTAAAAAGGATAGCATCCCCTGTAAGTGACTTTAAAAGGCCTCTTAGGCTTCCGTTACGGCTTTTCCTGCTATTTTCCCGGTAGGTTTTAAGGTCACGCAACGCGTTAAGTACCGAAGCATTAACCGTATACCTCTTTTTCTGTGCAGGTGTCAGGTAATCGCCGCTTTCCTCAAACTGGAATTTGTCATAGTGAAGTTTGGCAGCACCGTCCATCTTGAAAAACCTTTGTAACGGGCTCACCTCTGCCTGTGGGTTACCAAAACGGTCTATGCATTGCTTTTTCCAGTCATCGGGTAACTTGTCCCATGATATCAGGACTTCATTTCCCGGCCCCAATCCGGCACGAAGCTTAAATTCAGGATACCTACATGCCTTTTTTTCATATGCACTATATGACATCACTCCCAGGCTGTTATCTGTGCAGCGGTCTATGTCGCTGATCAGGTAACTTAGCCGTACACCTATCTTGTTATTGTGAAATTCGTATGCGCCTTGCATGGTTAGTTAATTAGGATTTTTATTACTGGCTCCCGCCCGGTGGCGATGACCGGGTTACGCTTTCGGGACGGTTTATTATGCGCCTATGATCGCTACGCCTAAACTGGCTAACGCGAAGAATATCACAAGGCCTATGAACTCACCGGTTGACAGCTCGTCGCTGAATAGTCTGTGTATAAAGGCTTTCATGAGGTAGGCTTACTGGTGCAACTGGTTGATTAATTCGATGTGCTGCTGACCGAAATAGCGGGCCGCGTCCCGTGTTTCGAACCAAAAGCGGGCACCGAGGCTCGTGTCCGCGACCGTGCTGAACGAGCACGAGTAGACGAACGCACCAAGCGAAGGGCTGTACTCTAACCAGGGTGTATACTTGTCCTGATCCCAGTTGCTGAAATCGGCTTTCCAGTCGCCGTTAGTGGCCTGCTCTATGATCCTGAGTTTGTATCCCGCAATGATGCTATTGGCAATGTTTTCCGGCAGGCCGGTTACGCCTGGTAAAAGGGATGGATCAATGCCCAGTATTTCGCAGGCGTGTTCAAATGAGGTAACTTTTTTCATGATGATTATTGGTGTAACTGGTTAATTAATTCGATATGTTGATTGCCGAACTCAATAGCCGCGTCCCGTGTTGCGAACCAAAAACGGGCACCGAGGTTCGTGTTCGAGCGCGTGCTGACCGGGTGCGAGCAGACGAACGCACCAAGCGAAGGGTTGTAATAAAGCCACGGCGTATATTTCCATTGATTAGGATTGCTGAAATCCGGTTTGAAATCTCCGACAGATGCTTTGTAAGCAACTTCCAGTTTATGACCGGCAATGGTTTGGTTGCTTACACCGGCAGGGAACTGGATGTTAGGATCTGCGCCGGTAATCTCACAGGCATGCTCGAATGAGTTAACTTTTTTCATGATGATTATTGGTTTAAAAGGGTTTTAAGACGAGGAACAATGTTGTTGCCTTTGTAATGGCCGTTCACCAGGTTGCTAAGCACTACGCGGCTTACGTTCAACTTCACGGCAAGGAAACTAATCGACTTGCCTGACTCCTTTATTGAATCCCGCAGCGGGAGATTCTCAGGATATTTAACTTTTTTGTTGGAAGCTTCCATTTATTTATATTTTTGTAAATACTTATACAAGTATAGTATGAAATATTCATACTATCAATACTTACATATGAAAATTTACTAAAAAGTATGAAAATGTCTGATAATGAGCGCTTTTTTTTTATTTACGAAGAGCTAAAAAAGCGAAGTATTGTCAATTCTCAAACAGAACTGGCTGAGGCATTAGGCACAAATAAGACCGGAATAAGCGATTTGAAACAAGGAAGGAAAAAAATCAGTATCGAAAATATCAAAAGTATGAAATTGTCATACCCGCAAGTAAACGTAGATTTTTACTTCACTGAAATGGGTAATCCCTTAATTGATGCAGCTCAAGATTCAAAGTCTTCTACACTTGCAGAGCCTAAATCTGAATACTTACTAAAATCAGATAAAAGATTGGCTACCCAGCGTGTTCCTCTTTATAATACACAAGCAGCGGCTGGTTTGGTCAGGACATTTAGTGATCCTCCAAATGTTCTTGATTATATTTCTATTCCTAATTTGCCAAAATGTGATGGAGCTATTTATATAACAGGGGATAGTATGTACCCGTTACTTAAATCCGGGGATATAATTGCTTATAAGAGGATAAACGACATAAAAAACGGCATCATGTGGGGAGAAATGTATCTTCTATCATTTATGATCGATGACGAAGATTTTACAATGGTTAAGTACATTCAAAAATCAGAAATAGGCCCAGACTATGTTAAACTCGTAAGCCAAAATCAACATCACCAGGCAAAAGATGTTCTATTAACCAATATCACAGCCTTAGCCCTTATTAAAGCAAGCATTCGTTTTAATTCAATGAATTAATTTGTTAATATGTCACCTAAACCGCAATGCTCAAACTGTAATAGTTTTAAGATTATAGTTGATACGAGATCTAAATTTTTAATCTACAGTGTTACTCTTATTATTCCAGGGGTAATTTTTTACTACTTAATTATAACATTCAATGTTGTAAACATAGCGCTCATGATCTCGACATTAATGTTAATTGTTGCTGGTCTTATATACTTAGTAAAGGCGATAATTATTAGGAATACTGTTTTTTTCTGCAAATCATGCCATAATAAATGGAATTAAATAAGCATAAATCCTTATGAAAAAGCTCCTCATTTTATGTTTTTTATTTGCCCACTTTATTTGTAAAGGACAACAAGGCAACGTATCTATTGCTCACAGAAATGCCGTAAAATATCTTTTGAAAGATATGAATGACCCAACCAGCTATAAATCTGTAGATTGGGGCGTACTTGAAAAGGTATTTATAAAGTTTGACGATACACAAACGGCAAAAATACTTATTTCTCAAATTGAAGGTCTTAAAAACTCCAATTCCACACTGACTGAAACTAACAGAAAATACATACTGTCTAATAATGCCGGCAAAAATGACACATTGATCCATATTTGGAACGATCAAATTAGTAAGAATTTAAAGTCAATTGATAGCTTAACTAAAATTCAAGCACATGCTAAAGAGTTATTTAAACCTGTTTTTTCTTGCTACTATATGGAACATAAGTTTCGTGCGAAAAATGGTTTTAACGCTACTGTTTTAAAAACATACACATTTATCCTTGATAAAAAACTCAACGTATTAGGTATGGGAGACAATGCCGAATCTGAACAAGAACGGCAAAACATACTGGAGAGAATTACTTCTCTTAATTAATGTATTTAGTTAACGTATTGATTTTTAACGCATTAATATAAATACAGTTATTTAAAACCAAGTTTAGGGGGGTGCCTATCCAATTGCTAAACCTATTTAGCAAATTCAAATAATGGCGTTATGTGGGGGTGTATCGGTTCAATTTATGTATAGTTTTGTCCGTCTATTTGTCCGTCTATTTGTCCGTCTATTTTTACAAAATGTAATATTTTAAGCAAAAAGCCCTCATAAAACAATACCGCCAGGTACTTGCTTTATGAGGGCTTTTTATTGCATTTAAAGGCGCTTTAAATGCCGTTTAACCGCAAATTAAGGCCTTTTTTTATGTTTTTATAGTAGTTATATGCTTTTAAGTTGTATAAACATCCCCGGTTATACAACTCATATCGTAGCAAATACCGTTTTGTATTTTTTGTTTTGGGTTGCTTATGCCACATATGGCACCTAAAATAGGCCTCTACGCTATCAAAAACGCCTTTTTTTTCAATTTTGCCGTTTTCTTTCTATTGTATGTTTGGTTGTGTCCCCTATACTTTACCACCAAGTTTATGGATACATTTGAATTATAAAAATAAATTCAAACTATCTTCATACTATTAAACGTA